TGGAGAAGCCGATATTGTCGGTGTTGGTGACTTTGTTGGTGTTATTGTTTGCGTAATAGATGGCGTTGTTGTAGGTGTAATAGATGGCGTTATTGTAGGTGTAATAGATGGCGTTGGTGTAGATGTTACTGCTATAGCCGATAGTGTTGGTGTTTGTGTTATTGTTTGCGTAATAGATGGCGTTGTTGTAGGTGTAATAGATGGCGTCGGTGTTGATGTCTGTAAAGGTGTATTAGGTGGAGTACGTGTTGGTGTAGATGTTACTGCTATAGCCGATAGTGTTGGGGTTGGGGTTGATGTCTGTAAAGGTGTATTAGGTGGAGTACGTGTTGGTGTAGATGTTACTGCTATAGCCGATAGTGTTGGGGTCGGTGTTGATGTCTGTAAAGGTGTATTAGGTGGAGTACGTGTAGGTGTTGGTGTTGATGTTTGGGTTACTGTAGGTGTTAGTGTTATTGTCGGAGTAGGAGTAGGTGTATTAGTTAAGGTAAGCGTCGGTGTTTGGGTTACTGTAGGTGTTGGTGTATTCGAGGGCGGAGGGTAACTTGTGATAGGAGGTACATATACACCACTTGCAGCAATTCCTAATATGAGAGAACCTGTATTTGTATAATAAATTGTATACAAGTTACCTAAATTGCTAGAAATAGTAGCGTTCTCAGTTACAAAAATTTCTTGTTTATTAGCTGATAGTCCGCTTCCGTAATTAAAAGCTAGACTACAGTTAGAAAAATTACCGATATCAAAATAATTAGTAAAGCCTAGCACCTGTAAGTCGAGAGAGGCACTAAATGTCTCAACAGTTGTCGTTACAATAATAAAATTTGCAATTTCAGGATTTGAAATAGTTATAACTTCATTATTATCAGTAATATAATTATATACATATGGTGTTGTAGGTGTTATGGTAACGGTTGGAGTGGGTGTTACAGTATGTGTCATTGTAGGTGTAGGAATTGGTATTTCACCTTGTTTTAACCGTACAGAATAACCAACTGTTGTACTATCACCACCAATGTAAATATATGAGGCACCATTATTAAAATTAATACAGGTATCACTATCATTAACCCAGAAGCTGCCTCTTGAATGTAAATTTATAAATCCTCCAGTTCTGCAACCAGCTGGTACTACTGAAAATCCACTTTCATTTGTAGCTACATTAGGCGAATTCCATAATCCGTCATTATCTTGAATTGTGCCAGTGGTCTTCATCTTGGCACCTGCAACAGGCCATATACCGCCCCCTGCATCTGAGCCTCCTAAGCATATAATTAAATCTTCCCATTCTGCTAGAGATGGCACATGGTAGCCTTCTGGAGCCAATCCTCTCACATCAGTCACAGCATACCTATTGTATAGTTTGCCATAAATAGCACCATTTGTAGGGTCATTATCATAATAACACCAACCTGGACCTGTAGCAGTATTCCATTCTTCCTGATCTGTAATCTGAGGAATTGCATCACCATTCCTAAATGTAGTTCCACTAAAGTTTACAAGTGACCAGTTGTTAAGACATGCAGATGGCGTTGTTGAGGTTGGAGTAGGTGTTGGTGTATTCGTTTTTGTTAAAGAAGGTGTTGGCGTGTTGGTAGGTGTCTGTGTATTAGTTGGCGTCTGTGATGGTGTATTAGAAGGCGTAGGGGTGAAAGTTGGCGTTACAGAAGGTGTAACTGTTTGTGTAGGCGTATTCGTTGGTGTATATGTAGGTGTAGGGGTATGGGTAACCTGAGAAATAGAATTAACAAGATACCCTTTATCAGATAACTTAACATACCCCGCACCATTCAACGTAATGATATCGTACTTACCTGCTCCAGAAATACTGGCTAAATTAACTTTGAGCTGATTATCATCAACAACTTCATAGTTGGTGTAAACAAAACCGTTAAACTCCGGAAATATAGCAGAAAGCCTTGGATATGAAGAGAAAGGATTAAAAGCAGAAGCTGTATAGAAAGTATTATCGCTTGTAGTACTTAAAAGAACGTATTGTGTCCATTTAAAATTATAACCTTTAACATATACAAATGTTGTCAGATTGTCTGTATAAGTGATATAATTCATCTCTTAATATTTATTGATTTTCTTTACGATATAGTCTATTCTATATGTATGAGCGCTGGAAAAGGTGATAAGCCAAGAAATTGTTTTAGTAAGAAGTTTAAAGATAACTATGATGAAGTAGTCAATTGGGCTACTAAAGAAGGCAAAGAGATTCGGAACTACATTATCAAAAAAGGTAAGAAGATCTATCGATATCCTTGATATGTATTCGCCTAGTATTCCAATGGCAGAGAAAAACGACTTAAAATCGTTCAAGTGTCAGTTCGAGTCTGACCTAGGCGAAGTGCTTGCACTAATTTAAAATACCTTTATACTAACAATATGGAAGTTGATTATCTTTTAGAACAGATTGAGTTTCATAATTCTAGCTATGAATGGATTGTTAGAGAATCAGAGAAAATAGCTAGAGAGATCAAGACTTTAAATCAAAAAGAATTCGATGCTGATGCTTATGATAAAGTTACCAAGCGCTTTCTTGAGCTTGATATGCGTTACAAGAGGAATAAGAAGGACTATGATGCTGTAGTAAAGCAGGTTCGCACTTACTTCGATGATAAACATGGCATTGATATCATGGGGTTATTAGATGATGATATTAACGAGGTAAAATAAATGAGACCTACTATTATTATTTGGACAATTGCAATTTTAATCTTTATAGTTATTAGTAGGGTTTGTGGCTCAAAAGCTGATGATTATAATAACCATAACCGCCCCTATGTGGCAGGATGTCCGTGAATTGGGTTATTCGAATACGATAGGAGGTTTATGCCTCCGTCGTCTAACTGGTTAAGACCCACGATTTATACTCGTGAAGCTCTAGATGTGAGCGCAATATAGGTTCAAATCCTATCGGAGGTACCAATCTTACTGCACCTGTAGCTTAGTTGAATAAAGCAATTGATTTCTAATCAATAGAGCGTTGGTTTGAATCCAACCAGGTGCAGGATATATAATATGTTGGACAGATGGCAGAGTTGGTCTATTGCATCTGACTTGAAATCAGAAGTGCCTTAAACGGTACCGTGGGTTCGAATCCTACTCTGTCCGAGTTTTGTTCGGTAGCTCAGCGGTAGAGCGGTGCACTGTTAATGCATTGGTCGTAGGTTCGATCCCTACCCGAACAGATGGGCAGATACCGAAGTGGCCAAACGGGGAAGACTGTAAATCTTCTGGCTTACGCCTTCAGTGGTTCGAATCCACTTCTGCCCAAATATTTTAATAAATATATGTATGGCATTTTCAGTTAATGACAATGGTACATGGAAAACAGTAAAAAAGCTTAGTGTTAATGATGGTACATGGAAAGCAGTAAAATCGGGATGGATTAACAAGAATGGTATTTGGACTAAATTTTATAGCGGTACAACTACAGTAAATGTAACATCGCAAAACAACATCAATCTACGAACACTTTATACCAATCAAACAGGAGACAGTTCTAGCGATGCTGTATCGGTTATTTTTAATATAAATGGTAATATAGGTAGTACAAGCTCAGGTATACCGTCACTCGTTACTGGTACATGGTCTACTGGAAGTGAAATAGTTATTAACATTGCAGCGGGCGTGTATGTTGCAGGAGCAGGTGGGGGTGCTTGTACAGCGGGAGGAGCCGCGATTTCTTTGAGTAATAATGTTTTGATTATCAATAATGGTATAATTGCTGGTGGCGGAGGAGGGGGAGGTTCAATCGGTGCATCAGGCGGCAGAGGAGATGCTCGGGGTGGTACTGGTGCTGGCTTGGTAAATGGTCAACTATATAATGCAACAGCTGGGGGGTACTGGAAATATTGTGCTTGGCCTTGGGATTGTGTGGATGGTATTGGTGGTACAGGCGGTGCTTTAGGGAGTGCTGGTTCTCCCCGAGGTGGAAATGGAGGTCCAGGTGCTTTCGGATATGTATGCTCACAAGGCGCAGGTGGTAACGCCGTTGTTCTAAATAATAAAACCGTTACTTGGTCTCCACAAGGTACGACATACGGTAGTATAAGTTAAAAAAAATATTATTAAAAGAATAAATATTATTATATGGCCGACGTAGCAATTTCAGATCTAGATGCAGGTACACCCGTGGGTACCGGTGTTGTTCCTTATTCCGATGGTACAACCACATACAAATCAACTATTACTAATCTTCCTGTAGCATGGAATTCAGTAACTGGAAAGCCTTCTATTGGAACAAACGCTGCAGGTGCTAGAACAATTTCTACAAGTACACCTACGGGTGGTTCTAGCGGTGATATATGGTACCAGGTTTAATGAAAATGCTTTATGGCATTTTCCGTAAATGATAATGGTACTTGGAAGACAGTAAAAAAGCTTAGTGTTTATGATGGTGCATGGAAAGCTGTAAAATCAGGTTGGATCAACAAAGCAGGTGTATGGACTAAGTTTTATGCAGCCGATCCTTTAGTTGATGTATTAATAGTTGGTGGAGGAGGTGGAGGAGGTGGAGGAGCAGCTGCTAGGCTTGGGGCCTATGCAGGAGGAGGCGGAGGAGGAGCAGGTGGTTTTAGGTACATCTCACAAATACAATTAAATTTAGGTACAACTTATACAATAACTGTAGGAAATGGTGGTGCAGGTGGTATCGGTGGTAGCTCAAGTTCATCCGGTTCAAATGGAGGAGACTCTTCAGCTTTTAGTTATACTAGTACAGGAGGAGGAGGTGGGGGAAAAGTTAGTACTGCAGGAGGAATAGGTGGTTCAGGTGGAGGAGGGGGCCAAGGGCTAACGGCTGGTGGGGCAGGTAATACGCCTGCTACTTCACCCGTACAAGGATATAATGGTGGAGGAGGGGCACGTCCAGGTGGAGGGGGCGGCGGCGCTGCAGCAGTAGGAGGATCAAGTGATAACGTTACTGGCGGTAGTGGTGGAGCAGGTGCTTCTTCATCTATTTCTGGTGTTTCTGTAGCTTATGCAGGAGGGGGAGGGGGTGGAAAAGGTGAAGGTCGAAACGGCGGTGGTGGAGGAGTAGGCGGTGGTGGTAATGGAGCTAGTCCGGGTGACGGGTCTTCGGGTAGCGGGTCCGGAGGTACAGCTAATAGTGGTGGAGGAGGGGGCGGTGGATCAGGCGGCAATGGAGGAAACGGAGGAAGTGGTGTTGTAATAGTTCGTGCATTATCTACAGCGCCTATACCTATAACTACCGGAGGGGTAACTGTTACTACAGTTGGAACAGACAAAGTATATAGTTTTACATCATCAGGCACAATAACATTTAATTAAGTATACATATGGCATTTTCAGTTAATGATAACGGTACCTGGAAAACAGTAAAAAAACTCAGTGTTTATGATGGTGTATGGAAGGCGGTAAAGTCCGGCTGGATCAACAAAGCAGGTGTATGGACTAAGTTTTATGCTTCTGATACTACTATTACTATAACAGGTGGTAATAATATTAACTTGAGATCATTATATGAAACACAAACTGGAGATTATTCATCAACTCCTGTTGATGTTAGTTTTGTTGTAACAGGTAATGTAGGAAGTACTTCTACCGGAACTGCATCTTTAGTTACAGGCACATGGCCTGCCGGCAGTTCCATCACCCTCACCAATAATGCTATAATTGCAGGTAAAGGAGGTGATGGGGGAACAACATCGGGTGGTACCAGTTCACCCTGTACCTGCTTTGGCTCATCCGGTGGGTATACCAGCTCTACAGCCGGTACAAATGGAGGAAACGCTATTTCATTAGACTATGCATTAGCAATTATTAATAATGGTACGATTGGCGGCGGGGGAGGCGGGGGAACAACTGTGGCTTTTCCATATGCAGTATCCAATGTTCAACCTGCCCGCGGCGGAGGCGGTGCAGGTATTAATGCAGGTGTAGCCGGTGGAGAGGGTACATGCAAAGGATCTGGTTCATTTAGAGGGTTTTTTGGTTCAAACGGTACAGAGCTTGCAGGAGGGTTAGGAGGCTCCTCATCAGCAAACCGAGATGCAGCTTACGCTACAGCGGGGAACGGAGGAGCTCTTGGACAGCCATCTACTCAAGGATGGTCAAATTATTATAACTGCGCGTATCGCACTAAGATATATACCTCTACACAATCACCGGGATATGCTTTGGTGAGTAACGGTAAAGCATATACTTTAACAGGGAACGCTTTAGTAGGGCCCGTTAACTAAATATTATTATGCCAAGTCAGACATTCACATCAAGTGGTAGTTTTACAGTACCTTCAGGATCTGGATCAGGTTCATCTAGTATATCTGTAAACAATGGAGGTACATGGCAAACAGTAAAAAATATTTCTATAAATGATGGCGGGACATGGAAAACAGTAAAGACAGGGTGGATCAATAAAAATGGTATATGGACACAATTCTTTACACCAACCATTACTCTTACGGTGCAGGTTGTAGGTGGCGGTGGAGGCGGGAGAACAGATAACGGAGGTAGTTCAAGTACCCGTTCCGGGGGTGGTGGAACCTCATATTTTGGAAACTACATGTATGCTACAGGAGGCATAGGTGGAGGATGTGGTACCTGCTCTGGAGGTTCAGGTGCGGGAGGAAATATTCAAAATTCTACTGGCGGAACTGGGCAATATTGTTGCAACGGAGGAGCAGGATTTTTAGGATATGGTACTGGAGGTAATGCAACTCCTTGTGGAAGAACCGGGCAATCTTGTGCTCCAACCTGTATTGGCGGAGGTAATCAAAGGGGGGGTTGGGTATGTAATAGTGGAGGAGGAGGCGGGGGTTATGCTTACGGTACGGTTGAAGCAACTGTAGGAGATGTAATCTCTATTACTGTTGGAGGCGGGGGAGGTAATTATTTTTATACAGAAGGATGCCGAGGAGGAAGCTCATCTGCTGGTTCCGCAGGTGTAGTTATTGTTACCTGGGCATAAATAAAATAATGAAAACGTATGCAGTAGTAAAAGAGAATAAAATTATTAATATTATTGTGTTAGATAATATTAGCTCCTATCCTACAGAAGATATATTAATTGATGTGTCTAACCCTTTCGTACTCAATGTACCAGGGCTTAGTGCATCAGAAACATTTACTCCAAGTATTGGATGGACATATGATGAAAAAGGATTTTTCACTGATCCAGAGCAACATAGATATTGGTATATCAAGTAGTTATAAAATTTCAAAAAAACAGTTGACTCTTTCCGCGGTTCAGCCATAATATATGGATCATGAATAGCACATTGCTAGAACCAACGGTTCGTAAGAACCCGGCTAACCGAGAGAACGCCGCCAAGTCCTCTCGCGAGGTGACTCCTCGTTTGGTTTGTATTATTACCGGTAAGTCCCGTCTTACTAACGCCAAGTATTTGGCTTCGAAACCTGAAGGTTTCGTGACTAACTATATTGCTCGTCCCGCGCTGAAGCTCCTTCGCGCTGGTAAAAGCGTTCAGGACGTTCGGACGGAACTCGGTGTGACCGACGTTACTACCGCAATCTCGGATAGCGCTCTCCAGAATGCTATCAAGATCAACGGTAAGTGGTCTAAACAGAGCTAATATTACAGCTTAAGAAGAGCCCAAGATAACAGTAATATAATCAACGAAACCCCATGCCGAGTTTAGCTCTTCTTTTCGGCATGGGGTTTCTATTTTTAATTTTATGAAGAAATATACACACAAAGAATTAATTGATAGGAAGATTCTCTTTATCAATACTGCTGTTAACAAATTTATAATACATGAGGGTAAGATAAATGAGTTTTCATCTTCCGGTAAATGCATTAAGATAAATCACGAATGGTTTTTGCTAGAGAAGATATCTATACTAGAGCTGTTTACTGAAGAAGAGCGACCTGGCTTAAGGTTTGTCTAAGGATTTGAACTTACTATAATGTAGTTACCATTATTTGTGGTAATGAACCTTGCATCGTTGGTAATAAGGTAATTATTACGACGAGGTATATTGATTGTGAAGCTACTTGAATTACCGAGAGCAATATAATAGGAAGAATTAGGATAAAGATATGTTAATGTATTTGTTTCGTTAAAGGATCCAATGAGTGATTGATCATAACGCTTCCAAGAATTGAACGCGGGATATGCAACACTTGTATTATCGATTACAACTGTCCAAGCAAATCCGAGTACAGACGACAGCGGCACTGTACCAGCAGAATTAGTAACAGTAGCAGTTAAAATATTAATAGGCAATGAATTTGCAGGCATAGATAAAAACGCAAACGGGCCAACAATCGGTCTTATTGTAATGCCTGGATATGAACCTTCTTGTGCAACACTAGCATTAGCAGAGAGTACTACTTGATAAGAAGAGCCAGGCGTAAAGGAAGTTAACCAAGTTAGTTGAAAGTCAACAGGTAAATCCGGTGTCCAAGAACGTACGCTAGCAGGGTTAGAAGGGTTAACACTACTTACTCTTGTTATACCTGGGTAATTTACAAATGCGCTTGCTGCACTAGAATTATGTGTATAAAGCTGAAATGTGGGCTGTAATAGTACAGTTTGATAATTAGCCATGTAATTATTTATTCAATAGGTGTATAATATTTTAATATTATATTAAGTCAGCTATTTTTCTGTTTATTTTTTTAAAGCTCAAATTAAGAGAGAATGGTTTAACTTTTGCACCGTCATCAAACATTCTAATAAAGTTATTAGCTACTTTAGGAAGATCGCTCTTATAGGTAGTAATTTTATTGCCATGTTTGATTTTGATTGCAGCTTCTTCAGGTAACACTCTAACATAATAAACATTCTTTACCTGTTCCATAATTGAGTTTGCTATAGGGCATTTTCCTGGATTAACCTGTTCACCATTCTTTATATTGGCTTTTGTAACTTTTAAATTAATATTTCTCATATAATTATTTAGTCAACTAATACATGCATTTTTACAGAAAATAACGAGTCATAAGATAAATATTAGTATGACCCTTGATGATATTAAGATGTTCGAAAGTTATGTTAACAAGCGCTTTAAAGTAATTAACGAAGGTACATACTCAGATGCTAGTTTAGAGCAAGCCAATTCAAAGCGGTTGGTTGAAATACTCGACATGCTTAAGAGTGATGCCAATCTCGCTACCAAATTTGCTCTTTCACCTGAAGAATTTGCTGGTGTGATTGAATGGGCAAAAACAAAATTTGATGCTACTACACCAACAACAAAGCCACCAGGCTATAAAGATGAATCAGGTGCTTTAGGAGGCCCTGTATTTACAACAAAACGTGTTAAAGAATCAGTTGTTAAAGAGAAAAAAGAAGCCAAGGATGAAGATAACATGGAGATGGTTGTCAAGCCTAAGTCAGAAGAGACCGAAGAAGAGTATCTCGCTCGTCGTGATTCTGCTATTAAAGCTGCAATTTCTGCTAAAGAAGAATCAGAAGAACAAGCCGCTCTTAACTCACATTACAATGTTAATCATGAAGCTCTTGATTTAGTTGATAAATTAATCAACCACCCCAAGAAATATTCTAAAGCAGATACTATTAAGATCTTGACAATGGCTGCTGATAAGTTACAGAACAAAGCTTAAGTTGCTTTTTAATTACTTTATTATAGAATAGGTTTATGGCTGACGAAAAACCAATTGTTAAAAAACTAAAGTGTGGTGGTTATGGTGTTTATACAACAGATTCTAAAACAAAGCAGTTAGCACAAACCGGTTATATTGGTGCTAATCTTACTCTAGAAGCTTGGCTTCCTAAAGACGCAGTTATTCAGAAATAATTTTAACTACCTTACCAACATAGTTTTGTTGGATAATATAATTTCCATCACAAAGGAAATTGTTATCACCTTTTGCAATAAATCCTTTAAAGGTCTGCAAAACAACTCTATGACAAGTTGAAATCTCTTGACTATATTCTGGATCGTTGAAGCAAACAATATCACCTTCTCGTAAAGAGCTATATGGAATATCTTTATCAATGTAAATAAGGTCACCGTTCTTAAAGGTAGGGTACATTGAATTGCCATGCACACGAAGCTTTGCAATATCTTCTGCAAATGCGTTAATAGCAAGCAGACCCGTTAAGGCAATAATCTTTAATTTCATTATACCGTTATTGTAACGGAATTTAGAAAACTGGCAATATAAAAATTAAGAGAGACTTGGCTGGTTGCCGCCTGTAGCAGCAGGCAGAGATTGAGTTGGTATCATATCAGCACTGGTAACAAGAGGTGTTTTATCTGCTTGAGGAAGAGGTGATTTCTTTTTCTTTTTGCGTAACTGTTGACGCATATATTCTTTAAAGGTCATAGAAATATTTAATCTAGCCAAAAGGATTGAACTCTTGGCTAGAATTAGGATTACTTGGAGAAGTCGCCAAGATCGCGGCAGAATGTATATTCACCGGGTGCAGTTACAACCGTATCATATACTTCTTCTGTCGCATCAGCCATTGCAGCAAAAGGCGATGCTACTGCAAACACACCAAAGCCAGCAACCGTAGTTGCAGCTCCAATGGGCCTAACAAGTAGTAGATCACCAATGCATGTCCAAACGCTCTCAACTGTTACCTCATCATTACCGCTTGTATTAGAAGCAGTACCAGAGTCAGCAAGAGCAACGCCTGCAAGCATTACGCTGGCGGCGAGAGTGACTAGTAGTTTATTCATATAAACAATATATATGCATTTTATACGGTTTTCCACATAAATATTTTAGTGTAGTTTTGTCATTACTATTTTAGCCATATCAATTGCAAGCTTCTTTGGATTAAGAAAAAAGCATAAATAAATACTTACATGCTAAAGAAAATACTATTAACTCTATGTTGTCTACTGCCTATAATTTCTAAAGCGGCTACTGTCGGTATTACTAATGATGCTGACTATTATATGTATTATGGGACTTATAGCGATACTCGCACTCCTTTCTATGTTGGTGTAAATGATATTACAGCCGGTAGTCCGTATCAATATCATTTTAATGTCGCAGGTATTGAGATGTCTGATATCTCTAACTTTCAATCTGGTAACACTGCATTACTATATCTCGATTTACAGCGCTTTAGAGTACCTGGAGCAGTTGATCCGAGCTATCAAGGACCTCCTTCTTATTCTTACCTTACATCTGGAGTTACATTTACTCTTAAGGTAGTAGCGCTAACTGATTCATTTGATAATATTCAATACGCTTCAAGCCCTCTTGATTGGTATAAGAATAATCTATTAAACCAACCCACAATAGCTTCTGTTAATTTTACTGAGGCAGGATGGAAAGCTATCGATGTTACAAGTGCATTTGACCAGTGGAAGATTGGTACACTCTCTAATAACGGCCTTGGGTTAGTTGGAACTTATTCTAGTATGACAGGCACAACTGCGCAATTTTATTCTTCTGAATCTGCTTTTAGTCCTTACGTAAATATAGTTCCTGAGCCTGAGATATTTAAATATTTTGCTACCGCTCTCGTCATTGCTCTCATTATTAGACAATTTGCTAAGTGAAAGCATTCACCCTAGTAGAGCTTTTAGTTGTCGTTGGTATTATTGGAATATTAGCTGGTTTAGGGTTACCAGCATATAAGCAAGCTTCCGATGCAGGAAAAAAAGCAGCTGATGTTGCCGCATGCAAGACCACAGTTACTGCTTATCTAGCTCATTCAGCTGATAATGAAGGAGTTCTTATGAAAGGATATGATACAAATGGAACAGCCTACGATTCAAACGGACATCTCATGGAAGGTGAAGATATGCATGAAGCACATCGTTGGCCATGGCGACTTGCTCCCTACTTTAATTACGGGTTTTTAGGCGGCACACATGTTAATGAATCAAAGTCTTTCATTGTAAGTCAAGGTGGTATTACGCAAACATATCTTGTAAGCGTATTGCCTTCTGTAGGTCTCAATGCAAACTTTATTGGGGGTAATGATTATACATCATATGGATCTTTAAATAAAAAGGGGTTAGTAGCCACTCGATTAGTACAAGTACCAAAGCCGGGTAACACTGTAGCGTTTGTAACAACAAGAAGTGAAGCTGTAGGTAAAAGATATAGAGGATTTTATTATGCTGATGCTCCAGCTTATCCCGGGAAGTGGGCGACAAAGTATGATGATTTAAGTAACCCCAAGGTTACTGGATATGTATCTGCACGCTATAATGGCAATGCTGTTGTTGCATTTTTAGATGGACATGTTACCATTATGCCTTATAATCAATTAAACGATATGAAATTATGGTCCCCACTATCCCCATGAAGTTCTGCAAAAGACGAAAAATTGACTACAAAACATCGTTCGGTGTCGAGACATCTTCACATTATGTTACGGAAAAAGATATATTAGATTTTCATGGACCAAAGTTTACAGAGCAGTGGAAGATACTAGCTCGTCATAAAGGCACTAGTAAATTTGGAGAAGAGGTTGGCTATTTTTACGACGACTATCAACATTTTGCTCGTGCAACAGATAGTTTTATTAATGTAGTTTAATAAATTATTGTATGTTTCTACATTTACTGAATGTCATTACAGCCTACAGACCAAATAAGTTCTCTAAACAAATTAAGAAAGCTACAAAAGAAAAGCACGATGCTATTGAGAAGCATCCTTTTATTAAGAGTATGATAGATGGCTCTCTTTCAGATTTTAAATATGCTATATATCTTAACAATTTGCTTCCTATCTATAAAGCTGTCGAAATGTTTTTGTTTTACAGTACTCCTGTAGATAGAGATCTGTTACAATCACGAAAAATAAATAACGATTTAAACGAATATATTCGCTTCCTAGGTATTAATATAGATAGATCAGAATATATTTTTAATAAAGAGTGGTTAAATTACTTTCTTTTTAAAGATAAGTTTTTACAAAAAGCAGAACTATATATACGATGGCTTGCCGATATGTATGGCGGTCAAATTATTAAACGTAATATCCGCTTTAACAGTAAATATGATTTTAATGATCTTAGAAATGAAATAAAGCTAATTCGTAGAATGATTGAAGATGGTCTAGATGAAACAAATGTAGATAGCTTTATTGAAGAGGTTAATAAAGCTTATGAGTTTCATCACCAACTAGCAGATAAAATAAATGAGCTCCCTGAACGATCTTTATAAAAAGCTAAAAGAAAAAAGCGATAAAGGATTTTTTAGAACAGATCTTCCTCACACAAGTATTAATAATTGTGATTGGTACAATCATATCTATTCTAGTCCTTCCGTTCGTTATGGTCATTTAGAATACTTTAAATCATACAATGATGCTATTGAAGTTGTGCATTGTGTTTTCTTTCCTTCTTACTATAAAGCTCTTCCTATCTTTGGCTATGATGCAATAAGCCTGGGCGGTAAAATAACTGGAGTATTTTGTGACTATACTCCAAGCCCTTACCATGATATGATATTACAATCTTCTATAAGCTCTATTAAAGACAGTTTAAAGGATTTACAGAGAGACCTTCCCGGGTGGACAGAATTTTTTTCACCAGAGTTTATAGCTATAAGCCCTAGGGAGAAGTATGAAGAATCAGAAATAAAATGTATAACTCTATTTGATCTCTATATAGCTGTCACTAAAGAGTTTGATAAGAATAATAAGTTTCTTAACTGGGATGAAACAAGAGCCCATATAGATGGTCAAAATAAATATTCCATAGGTCAACGTAAGAACTCTAAGACACAGAAGGCTTTAGCAAAATATATAGGTGAAGATGCAGCAAAAGACTTTATTGAAAAGACACTTTTTCCAACATATAACTATTAAATATTTAAATGGCCGATGTATTAATATCTGATCTAACAACAGGAGTACCAAACGGATCTAATTTTATACCATATACAACAAGTTCTGATACAAACAAAACTCTTGTTTCTAGTATAACAGCTGCTTGCCAGCCAGTGAATTATATCGGCGCAAGTGTTACAAAAGCTACAATGACCGGTATTTTGGCTAATGTTGAAACAGATTGCAATTTTAACTCCACTACTTTTGATTCAAGTGGCTTCTACAATAATGCTGTTAGCAATTCTCGTCTTACTGTTCCCTCAGGTTTAGGTGGTATATATTTAATAACTGGCTATCTGACTACTTCAACTACTAGTGCATATTATAGAAACGGTATTCTTTTAGTAAAAAATACAGGCACTGTTATAGCGCGTAATGACACTTCTATTGGTTTAAATGGCGTTGATGTTCCAATGACTATATCTGCAATTGTATCTCTTGTAGCTACAGATTACATTAGACTACGAGGCATTTGTGAAAATTTTTATAGTACTAATACTTTTAAAACACCTACACTAAGTATGATACGCCTTGGTGTATAAAGTAGTTGCTATAATTCTTATTTCCTTTATATTTTGATAATGCGTTATTTAGTTTGTTTGAGTTTACTTTTGACAGGGTGTGCATCTACACAATATAAATCGCCAAAAGATTATTATCGTCAACGCCTGAGTGAAGACTCAATCAACTGGGGACCTAATACTAATAATAATATGCTCGACTCTCCAGATGGTAGTAAATATCATAATAGAACAGTTGAAATTTTTGGAGCCACATATTAAATAAGCGCATGGGAATGTTCGACACAATTATTATTGAAGGGTTAAAGCTCAAAGCGCCAAAAGAAGTTACTGGCTTCCTAAAGGCTAATAACGCAGAGTTTCCAACCGAATTTCAAACTAAAGATTTAGAGAACTTTTTAGGAACTTATAAGATAAATGTAAAAGGTGAGATCTTTTTAGAAGAAAGAAAACCTACAGGAAAAAAAATACCTTACGAATTACCTTTTTTAAGCTGGAAAGATAATAGATCATGGCTAGAAAGAGTATACTTTAAAGTTAAATATAAAGAACATAAAGAAGAGAAAATCAAGTTAATTGAAGAAACAAAGGTAGTATTTGTAAAAACAAAGCTTACAAATACCTTTACCATGTTAGCTGTAGAAGAGATTGGTGGTAGGAGGTTATTATTAGACTACGAGGTTAAGGCAATAGATGGTAAAGTCAAATCGACTAAACTTTTGGAATGGTCTTTAGAGTCTGAAAAGGATGCGCAAAAGCGTCAACTAGAGGACAAAGAATTTGTATTACAAACAGATAGAGCAATGGCTAAGCATAGGAAATTAAAATCTAAATGGTATTATCCCATATTAAAAGAAATATATAATCCTTTTATATTCTTTTCTCGTTTAACGGTTCAAGCTGCTTGCAACTCTATTGTACGTTGGAGCTATCGCTGGACGGGTGTATAATAAGAGTATGACATATACTCTAAAAGTCGAGCACAATGAGCTCTCTGACGAATATTATGTACTTTTACCTCAAGAATTGCTCAACCAAGTAGGTTGGGTTGAAGGAGATAACATCAAATGGAAGCCTCAAAAGAATGGGTCTTTCATACTAACAAAGGAAAAATAAATGAATCAATTCAAAAAACAAGAAATTGCAATGTATACAACACTTGGTATCGCCGTAACAAGCTTCTTATGTATTTGCGGAGATGCAATGCTTTATCTAAAGATGCTTGGTATTTACGGCGCTATTACAAGCTCTGTATATCTAATCTACAAAACAGTTTACTACATTCTTAATAAAATTTACCCAACAAAAAATGAAAAGTAAAGAAGAAGTAGAATTGCAAGTAAAACGAATAATGGGCAAGTGGTATAGTGAGCCTGTATTTTCTAAAAATAAATATATAGAAGCTTCCTATCTATTTTTCTGGAAATATTACTACAAACTTACTTCAGGGCTTTACTACAATTGTAAATATGCATTACAACGGTTGTTTAGAGGGTATGATGATTTAGATAAATGGAATGCTGCTTGGTATATTGCTAGGAAAACGATTCCTGTTCTTAAAGCAATGAGAGATAAATTTCACGGTACTAGTATTAAATGGCATAGAGAAGATAGATTTGGTAATATAGAGCAATTAACCGTAGATGAAGTATATGCAGGGTCTAATGAACCGGGATATGAAGGTCCTAATGCATTTACAGAAGATGAATGGAGAGCTGTTATAGACGATATTATATTTGCTTTTCAATGGCAGATAGATCTAGATACATATAGTGATACCAGAGACCAACAAGCGTTTACAGTCGGCGAAAAAAGACAAAAAAGAGGTCTACAGCTATTCAGTATATACTATAAAAATCTTTGGGATTGATTTACTTCAAAAAAGAAGCTATATTAATATTATGAGTGATCAATTTAAATCAGAATTATATAGTATATTGCGTAAGCACGATGTAAATATTGATGAGTGTTATGATATTTTAGATGAAATGTTTTATGAAACATATAATGGTACTAAAACGTGTGGCAATAGTGAGCATAAGCGCGGTTGCACTAATCATACTACTCGAGGCAATTCAGAGTCTATTCCAGAAGATCCAGACATTATAAACAATAATCCAAATTGTAACTTTTAATGACACGCAAAGAAAGAATGTTAGCCAGTCATACTGTTGCTCTTTCGAGCCATTATGGCGATAATTTAATGAGTATGAAGTTTAATGATCCTGAAATTAAAGAAAACGATAATGATTCTGTTCTATCGCACAGCACTATTAAAAAAGTAGGGTTTGTAACTAGGCACCTTCTTACCGCTGAGGTAACACATTCTATAGTATTTGAAAAAGAATGGTATGACAGATTATGATAATTAAATTTGGACCTGATAAAAGTGATGCATATGGTAATTGGGCTAATGACCCTAGAGTCTTTATTAGTAGACCGTTCTTTAAAATTATTTTTAATAATGGACTAGGATTATATATTCTAAACTCTTTTAAATTTAATCTGTTTCCAAAGCTCTACGGTACATTTCACAAAACGTTTTGGGAGTTCGGTTTTCGTTTTATAGGTGTTAATTTTGAAGTAATGTGGAACAAAGCTTTTTCTAAATGAGCGTTATCGAATATCAGCTGTTGCCAGCTAAACCAAAATATTATTCAAGAAAGAAGCGTCAGCGTATGATTGATGAAACTACATGGCGGGAGAATCCTCTCAAAAACCAATGGGTGTATAAAGATTATAAATGCTATTATATTGTAATTACTGAGCATATAAAAGGGACATTCACCGCAACATGTTCGGGTGCAATAGTAGGTAAATATAAAACTCTAGATGAAGCAAAGAGTGAATCTCTTAAGTTTTGTGATAATATATTAAAATGAGTATATCTTCAATTTTAGTTTGTGTTGCAGTAGTACTATATGTTATCTATTTAGCCGATCGCTTTCGTCTTAAATAATCTTTTCCTCTTTTAATAAGATCATCTTTTTGTAATCTCTGTCTACGTTCTAATACTGTTATATATAGCGCAAGAGAAATAGGAAAAAAGAATCTTAAAAAAAATTGCATGTGATCTTGTTTAGTCAGCTCATCAAAATATTTTGTATATAATTCGTAAACACCGGATAGTGTTACAATCATTCCCGGAGCAAATAGTATCCAGAACGCAACATTATAAGCTTTACTAAAATGGTTTTTAATTGCGTTGAACATACCAGTATTTAGGCTTGCTAGAGACATTAGTGTATATAAATCATTGTATGGACAGTAAACATATAAAACAATATAATGCTGCTATGGATTATCTAGAAAAGAATGAATATAGAATTAAAAAATCAAACTCTGTTTTTCTTGTAGCTATGATTGGTATAGTATCATTCATAATGGTTCAGTTCCTTATAAAGTATTACAGTTTTTTTATAAAATAATATGTCGTCTAAATCATAAGTTTTTTGTTTATTTTTAAACATTATATAATAAATACTATTATGAGCCTATTCGACAAAGTATTAGATGCAGTTGAAGCTGTTAAGTGGAAGGTAGAAGACTTAGCTTTTACAGTTAAGGACAAGGCCCTTACATTAGCAGAATACGTTAAGTATGATGTCCTTAAGAAGGATCTACCTAACTTTGATTATCTCAATGAGGTAGAAGCTGCTCCTAAGAAGAAAAAGAAAAAAAAGACTAAGAAGAAAAAGAAATAAGTTTTTTATTAAATATTAGATATGGCCGACGTAACCATATCTGAATTAACTAATAGACAGCCTAATAGCTCGGCTGTATTTCCCTATTCAGAAGGCGGGACAACATATAATGCTGCGTTGAGCAACATTCTACCTAAAGGGCTCATATCTATGTGGTATGGTTCATTAGCCACAATACCAACAGGCTGGGCATTGTGTGATGGTACAAACAATACACCTGATTTAAGAAATAGATTTATTGTTGGAGCTAATGTTGACAACGCAGGTATAGCTAATACCAATATTACGGGATCGAACACCCAAACGGGGGGTTCAAAAGATGCTATTGTAGTTAGCCATAGTCACGGAATAACAGATCCTGGTCATTCTCACCTTGTATCTCCAAGTTATGGCAGGAATGTAGGCGGCGGAAGCAACCTGGTCATTCTTGGAAAAAATTATGACCCAAATCCAATTGGAACTACACAAAATCAAACAGGAATTACTATCAATTCAGAAGGCTCATCAGGCACCAATCAGAACTTACCGCCTTTTTATGCCCTTGCATATATAATGAAGCTGTAATAACTATTACATGATTTTAGTAACAGCTTTAGGTTTGTTAGGTGTTTGTTCTATTGGGTTTATAGCTAATTTTATAAAAATTTAAAAAAGCTAGTTGCTTCCTCTAGAAAAGTACATATAATCATTATAAGTTCTTTGATAGCAAATCTGTAAGAAGTAGAGGTTGGGACCTCGAAGGTAAATCTTGAATAGTCCAACGCCGAGACCCACAGGCGAATACAAGTAGATATACTTGTAAATGAACGGGAGTATGATAGTAGCAACTATTAAGTGAAATTAATAAGAAGTAAGCCTGCTAAATCGAAAATCATACAGTGTAAACATCCCTGGCTAATATTACAAGTCTTAAAGCTTCGCTATGATGTAACAACATAGCACAGTACGTAGGCTGATTACATTTAACTAGGCTAGATAGTTATAGCCATTTAAATTCGAATACGATGTAATTGACTTGGCAGATTGCTAGTTTCTTTTGCGTAAACCGTGACGCGAGATTAGGGCGTATATAGCAATATATACGCTCTTTTTTTAATAAATATTTAAATGGCAGATGTAGCAATATCTCAATTGACTCAAAGACAGCCTGCAGGAGCTGCATTAGTTCCTTACTCCGAAGGGGGTACTACATATAGTGCATCTGTTACCCAAGTCGTTTCACTTGCTTCAAATGTACCTTCTGGGGGTATTATATTATGGTCAGGCGCTGCAAACGCCATTCCCTCCGGGTGGGTTCTCTGTGATGGTACAAATAGCACTCCTAATCTTGTTGATAGATTTGTAGTAGGAGCAGGAGTAACAACACCAGCAGTAGGAACAACAGGTGGATTAAAGGATGCAATAGTAGTAAGTCATTCACATACAGCATCTGACTCCGGCCACGTGCATGCTATATTAGGCGTTAGTAGCTCGCGAGGAAAAGGAACAGCATTATTTGGCATTCTTGATACAAGCTTGTTTTCATCAACTACTAATGCTATCAAAGGCAATGGTCAAATTGGGGCCGCTAATATTACTGTAGCAGCTGAAGGCCAATCAGGTACTAATGCTAACCTTCCACCTTATTATGCTTTGTGCTACATAATGAAAGTGTAAATATATACATGAATATTGAGAGCAAGTATACATTAGAGGAAGAGAAAGCAAAACAGGATAAGCTTTTTCATTTTACTGAATTTACAGTATGCAGAGGAATTGAAAAAGGGCCAGAATTCTCAAATACATATAAAATTGAGCCTAGATGGAACTCTCACTACTTATTTATTATTGACGGCGGAGGGGTAGAGGAAACCACAGGCACAATATTTGAAAAAGGAGGTTTTTATAACGTTAAGAGCTTGTTTACAACAACGCGCAAATTTTTAATTCCCTCCGGCGTTAAGTGGGTAGCATTCAGCCCGGTAGATGTTGCAAGAGAGTATAGAGCAGAAATAATAAGAGAATCAAGATTACTCAGTAATTGCTACGTAATTCCTGTTGATGGTACTGTAGTAGTTAATAAAACAGTACATGAATTTGATGAATATATTTCTATTGATTCTAACAGTAATGTAGAGTTAGGAACATCAACTGCATTAATGATTGTATATAAATAAGTAAATTTACATAAAAAGCTTGACTATATTTTAAGTGTCGAGTATACTGTAGGTAATGAGAATTAAATTACCGGAGTTACAAAAAGTAACTTTGGAAACAGGAACAAGGTATTACGTAACACCTGAAGGACAGAAGTATCCTTCAGTCACAACAGTTCTATCTGAAGAAAAAAAGAAAGGTCTTAAAAGATGGCGCGATCGTGTTGGAGATGAAGAAGCTGATAGGATTAAAAATTTTGCCGCTAAGAGAGGAACCGCATTTCATTCGCTTTGTGAAGAGTTCCTTGATAATAAAGTTCCGCTAGATACTATAGGAGGTATGTTTAATCAGTTTAAACCTCTTTTAACCCGTATTAGTGACATAAGATGTATGGAGCAACACCTATATTCAGATAAGCTGAGAGTTGCAGGTCAGGTAGATTGTGTTGGTAGGTTTGACGATATGTTATCAATTATTGATTTTAAGACGAGTTCTAAACTAAAGAAGCGTGAATATATATGGGATTACTTCATGCAAGCTAGCGCTTATAGTTATATGTTTGAAGAGCGCACCGGTATCGCTATTTCAGATATTACTGTTCTCATTAGTTGTGAATCCGGTGAATGTCAAGTCTTTCAAGATAAAAGAGAGAACTGGATTGAGGGGTTTAAAAAGCTCCGAGAACAGTATGATATAAAGAAAGTTGTTGCAGAAGAAGAAAAAGTCACCTACAATAAGAAGATAGTGAGTGATAGAGTTACTAGTAAATGGACTAAGACTACCATAGAAGCTTTTGGAGATAAACCGAACGTTCGCAAAGGAGTTAAAGCAGAAGAAATAGTTTTCTCTTATCTTAAAAAGACATATAACAAGGTAACTTGGTTTCATGACAAGCGTGATAAACAGTTACAGGGTATTGATTTCGAATTTAAGAAAGATTCGTGGTACAATAGTTATACTGCAGATGTAAAAGGTAATATGTCAAAAAGAATGTTTAGAGTGTACCCAGATGAAATAAAAGATAAAGCAAATCATCGTATGATTCATGTAGATATAGATACAGGATGGGCGGTAGAATATGATAGAAAATCTATGTTAGCTTATTTAGAACATAAGCCAGAATATATTCAGATTGATAAGAATAACAAAAGATATGCGGAATTTGATGCGTCTTATCGTCATCTTCGTAGAGATATAAACTACTTTAGACCTTTTTTAATAAAGCTTGCTTAATTTTATAATTCAACCATAATGTTTGTATGAACCTTAAGACAGTACAATTACCTGAACAAGCGCCATTTGTCGGTCAGCATGTAACTGAATTTCATTATACAGATAGAGATGCATGGGAAGTAATAGAAGTTATTAGCCCTCGTAGAATTATGATTCGTGAATTGGATTCAGAATGTACGCGTAAGCCTAAAGATTTTCACCCAGGCGGTTTCTGCGGTCACTTTTCTGACAACCATTCTCAGGAATATAAGTTAACTAGCAACCCAAAGAATAGAGTAAAGACCCTTAGTTGGCGCTCTAAAGCTAAACGTTGGGCAGAAGTCGGACAAAGAACACAGTATAGTTTATTTGGCCTTCACAAGAAAGGCGAACAAGCGATAAAGTTTTATGATTACAACTTCTAAAGTACAGGAATATATTGATGCGGGTCACGATGAGCATGAAGTAGCTCGCTGGTTGATCAACCTCAATATTAACAAATATGTCCCTATGGAGCTAGATGATCTAGCTGATACAAGCGTTGTAGCCAACGAGGTTGATGCTGTTGTTGAATGTATTCAGGATAAAGATTATCAAGACGCTATTAATATTGCTGAAGAGAGCGCTCAGATTATTCTCGAAGATGAAGGATTTGATATAAGTAAATGAGTGAAAAAATGTATCGAGGTATTTGTTGCTCTGTTTATTTTATTTCCTATAGCATATATTTTTAAGCTCTATAACCTCTATCATGATTACCTCTTCGAAAGAAAAAGAAGAAATAAAAAAAGCTTGTGATAGATTGTTTCTCTCGCGTTATAACATCTTGTTTTATAAGTTTCTAAATACTCTCGATGATACAGCTAAACATTTAATAAAGAATAATAAAAAGCTTAATGAAATGTATGATTTGTTTCTTGATTTTATTATAGATTCTTCTCAACATCTTGAATATAATGATGCAAAAGAAACAGCGAGAGAATTGGAAGAGGGTAAATAGTAAATCTTTTATTGATGTATGTTAAAAAGGAGCCTATAATACATAAATGAATAGCAAAAATAACCAACATATAGTTAATATGGTATTGACGTCTATTGTCAATAATGAAACTATCTTAAACAGTATTGTACATGATATTAGTAAAAGATTTGATGTAAAGCTAGAAGCAGAACAGCTCGAGAACTTTCTAAGTGTAGTAAATCTAACCCCGGAGAAAAATGAACTCGTACTTATTTGAAACCTATCGCAACGATAAATGCCCTCCTATTTTTATGGGGTATAAAAAAGTAAAAGCAGAATCTGCAGAAGAAGCACGATCTTTTTTACAAGAGTCTCTTGGTGAAGGTTTTAATCTTTGTCAGGTTTACACCAATGAAGCTGATCCGTACGCTCGGTAATTGGCTTTACACAGTAACTAAAATAGTAATTAACGATTGCTCTGTAGGGTTGACCTTAATATTATTAGGGTTTATTCTTGGTTGGATGTCGCAATCTGTTTGGGTACTAATAACTAGTCTTTATGCTCGCATTATTCGAATATATTAAAAACTTTTTTACTATTAAAATAGTCACGACTGGGCCTAATACATTAGGAGAGCTCTTAAAGCAATTTGATGAGCCTCCGAAAGAGAAAACGAAAGAACAAATAATGAATACCTATCTTGCAAAAGAAACTATGGCCGCTTTAGAACTATCATATCTTAAAGATGATCCTGCTCTTTCTTTCAGAGGCGGTCAAATGTGGTATGATAAAGACGGTAACAAATATTTTGATTTTGTTCCTTGCGTTATTAGACCTGAGGTGTTATACTGTTCATATGGCAAAAGTTAAGAAATATAGTTTACGTCCCCAGCTCTGGTTAGTAAAGGTTACTGTGAGCGACCCTGGTTGTACCTTTTCTATTAATCCTAATATATCATATGATAAAATTGTCAAAGCTTCTAATGGTAATTCTGCTGTTAGAGAAGCAGCAGTATACTGTACAAGAAAGATGAAAGAATATCCAGGAACACATTTTACGTATTCAACAGAAGAGGTAAAACCTTATTTCTATCCCATACATACTGGCTATAATGAGCCTGCTGAGAAGGCTTCTTTTACAAAAAGTAAATATTAAAGAATAAATATCTTTAATACTATGACAGTATTAAAGCGCTTGATAGAGCTTGTTGAACAGTTCCAAATACAAAACGAACTAGAGTTAAATGTTCTGGTTAATGAGCTTGGAAACACTCTTAATCATTTTAAATTGAGATTAGCTTATAATGAAACAAAGAAACATCAAGCAGATTATATTGACAAGCCCTGGTTTTAACAACCACTATTAATAGTATCGGCTAACTCTTTTACTTGCTTAACTGACTTACCAGATCCTAAAATCTTACTCCTATTTTCGTTGAACAAATAATAGAACCCTTTTTTCTCTATAATACTATACTGTTCATATATAATGCCTTCTATAGGTTGAGCATTATACTCAGTAAGAAACTTATTTAATAGAGAATCAAACCTCATAAAAATATTTAATGCTTGAGCATTTTATAATTACAGATAAGTGTTTATATGAAAATTGGATTTAATTGCAGTTCTTTTGATCTATTACATTGCGGTCATGTTACTATGCTTCGAATGGAAAGAGAACTTTGTGATTATCTTAAAGTAGCTTTACAGGTTGACCCAACAATTGATAGACCAGGAGTTAAAAATAAGCCTGTGCAGAGCATTTATGAGAGATATGTCCAGCTTCAAGCATGTAAATATGTAGATGAGATTCTTGTATATAGTACAGAGTTTGATTTGCTTCAACTATTAATGACACAAACAATAAATGTTCGCTTTTTGAGTGAAGAGTATGAGAATAGAGACTTTACAGGTAAACAATATTGCATTGACAATGGTATAGAGCTTCACTACCATAAGCGCCGTCATGTATATTCCTCTAGTGAGCTAAGAGAGAGAACAGCTAAGCTAGAAACTGCTAAAAACGAAGCAGTTATAGCTGTTCCGCCTCAGTATTCTCCTGAGCTAATAAAAAAGAGTTGACCTATTCCGAAATTCAGCCATAATATTGGCATGATGAAAAAACAAACGAACAAAGAGTATAGTCTGTTGGTATATATGAAAGCTCAACACAAGTATACTGATTCAGAGGTACAATTAGAAACATTGTGTATGGAAAAGTTTAACGGTCGCAATGTTGGAGGAGGAACTGACTTGAGTACTGGTAAGCGCGATCAGCAATTTGCATTCGAGAAGCTTACTGATGCAAAAGCTTTCCTTAAGCACCCCTTTACTAGAGCCGTTATTCTTAAAGATTACGATCTTGTAGAAGTAGATTAATAAATAATTTTATGACATTTGCAAGATTACGTGATATTATTAATATGCTTACCCCAGAGCAGCTTAGTCAATCAGTACAAGTTCTTACTGGAGGCAGGATGGTTAATATAGATCAAGTAGAATCTTTTAGAGGTGATGTTGATTTAGCTGGTAAGTTTGGTGCTAATCCTAAGCAAGTATTTCTTACTAATAATAAAGAATTATAATAATGTATAAAAAAAGAACAATTGGGGAAGTATATTCCTTTGAGGAGTTTACCGTATATAGCCCTAAGCAATTTAATAACAACTTAAGTATAGAGGATAAAGATATAACATTCTATATTAAAGTATGTACAAATTCTAATAGAGCTTTTACCTGTCCTTTTCCTCATATAGATAACACTGTTGGTACAACAGAACTTACAAATAAAGAAGTTAAAAATATAGTTGAGTTTATTAATAAAACTCCTGAAGCTATTGTTTATACATCTGAATACAGTATTGAAAATGTTGATGGAAGACGGCTTGAGCAATATTACGGGAAGCTTGATTAATGAAAACAGTTTTAATTTATGATATTGAATACGAAGCTTATGATAAGCGTAAAAAGCTTCCCTCTGAACTAGTTGCAGATCTTGATGATTATCAATGTCAAGTAGGGTTTGGTAATTTGAACTATCGCTCCCATCAAGCGGTTAAAGAAGCTACAGGCGTTAACGTAAAGTATTGTAAAATAAAAAATCTTGACTAAAGGCTATATTCCTTCATAATATTGGTATGATGAAAACAATGACAGCAAAGCAGTATCACAAACAGTTTGAAAAAGACTGGAATGAATGGAGAGAAATGATGCAGACGCTTTCTCCTTTAACCCAACTTCATGTTCGTTCAGGAGCATCTTATAATCTGAGTAGAGAGCTAGAAGGCACTGGGTGTGGAATTAGTTCTTCTGATATTAATCATGAGATGTTTAGCATTTGGAAAAGTAATAATAAAAATAAACATTCTTATG